GTGAAGCTCTCCCGCGGGAGATGCCGACTGAGATACCTGTTAGCTAAATCTAAAATGACACAAGCCGAATTGTCTCGTAGGACTGAATATTCTCCACAACAGATATCGAACTGGGTTAATAATCGAGAAATGATGTCTTATGACGCTGCCGCCACAATTTCTTACGTTCTCGGCTGCCAAATGGAAGATTTGTATGAGCTAATGCTGTTACCCTGAGCCGGTCGGCTCTCCCAAGGGTTTATATAGCCATAACTATAGATTTTTCATCTCATTTAAACGAAATCACCTCTATTTTTAATTTAAATAAGAAAACCTGTTCGATTATTGTATTATTTATCTCTGGAAAATACTGTCGCTAATTGTCGAACTATCATTCGGTAATTAAATACAAACTTTAACAATTAAGACCAAGTTCATATAACAAGGGGTGAACCTTAATGAAAGAAGATAAACAAGCTGAACTCGAATGTTTTACTGAGGTGATTCTCAAAAAAGGAGTTTATGATTATTATCCCACTGTAATTGAATTAATAGCATCCATTGTCGAAAGTGAAAGAACACCATTCGCAAAATTACGGGCTGTTAAAACAGTTCTAAAAGCATTGTCAAAGATAATTGAAACTATCTGATAATATCAAATAGCAGCCGATATTCATTTCGTTTTAACGCAATAAAAATACAAAAGTCCTAATAATGATTGGTTGAAGACTCATATAATTTCATTATGACGAAAAGCAATACAAAAGTCCTGACTCATTTTTTGATTTATTAATTGTAGGTTTGAGAATAATCTAATATTTTGTCCAGTAATCGATGTTGCTGCCATCGACGCCCCATTGCACCTCTTTTTGTGTCGTCTCGAACCTTTTAAATCGAGGATCAGGCCTTTCCCATCCCTCAATTATGATCGCCATCTCGGGCGGCGTGTTTGAATTCCACTCGATGTAATTTTCTTCAACCAGTTCCTGTAATGCTGCTTTAATTGGTACCGGCATGCGTCCGCTCAACCTTTCGAGCTCTGGCAAAGATGGCATGTGGGCGTGATGATTCGCTGAGTGGGTCATAATCATAAGCAACTTCCGGGCTGTATCACTAAGCAAGAATAACACCTCCAAAAATAAGAACATTTGTTTGCATTATAACTGCTATAAGCGTTTTGGGCAATGATTCTAATTTATTAAAATAACGTAAAAAACCCGCAAACCAGTATTAGGTTGCGGGTTTTTGCAATAATTTCTGAAACGCCAGCTCTTGAATTATTCATTAAGCCCCCAGCCAAGGTAATTCGAAAAATGCCGGACGACTGGTTTAATTAGCTTTATTCATGTGAATTACTATACTTCCATCTTCCTGATAAATGATATTGTTGGATATTGGAGATAATCCGAAGTTATGAGCACCACTAGTGGCCGACTTCTTCTCCGTTTCCCGTTTATTCAATTCTTCACGCACAATTCGCCGGATCATTTCTTCGTCGATGAGGTGCGTTTCTTTAGACTCTTTAATTTCAACAGGATTAGTATTAATGACTTCAGGACCTGCCATCCCAAATGAGTATTGCGGTAAATTAATATCATGGTGATGAACGATTTCTGGTTGTTTGTCCATTCTCATTCCCTCCCTAAAACTTCTGGCAGATTATGCCGTATAATATGGTAATATGAAACCAAGGAGTGATTCTCTTGAAAAAAGCAATTATTGGACTTGTAGCAGGAATGTTGATTGGATCGGCAGGAATGGCCGCAGCCGCGACCACACCAACCGTTCAGGCTGCCCTTGCAAAGTTCACATTTTCTGTTGATGGCCAGAAGCAAACGCTGAAGAATGATCCACTTGTATATAAAGGCACTACATATCTACCAGTACGCGAAGTAGCTGAAATAACAGGCTATGGGCTGGAGTATGACAATACGAAAAAATCCATTGATCTTAAATCGAAAGGAGGGAATACTGTGAGCGAATCCAAAGTTGAAAACAGCATTGATTTAGGTGAGTGGATCTCTGCCAAAAAATTAGTTGAGGATTATGCCGTCGATGTATCGGCAGCTTCTGGAAAAATAAGAGACATCACTTTTGAGCTCGGAGACAAGAAAATTATTTTCTCTATGCCCGGACAATTGGTGAACGATCAATATACAAGTGTTGACGGTTTGCATACCGCCGTCGTTAAAGATGGCACCATATATCTCTCTAAAGAATCTGCCTCCTACTTAGGAATTTCCATCTAATAATTCCCTCCGCCTCTCGAAGCCACAAATATCTGAGAAACTACAGTAGCTACTACACGCCCCAGACTGTCTGGGGCTATTTTTAATTCGTGGAACTTCCCCCGTTCTACCTTCCCGCTTCCATCCTTACTGAGATATGGAATGATGTCGATTTCTTCCCCGCTGGTCTCGTTAAACGGAATAACATTTCCATCTACTGTTATTGTTAAAGACGTTGGAATAGGGCCTGAATAAATTCCATACTCGATACCATGCGTATGCGCTGGTATTTGGTGAGTGTGTTCCATATTGTGAGTGTGACTCATATCGTGGGTATGATCCATGTCGTGCGTGTGCTCCATGTTATGAGTATGCGAGTTGATTTCATGAGTGTGATTCATATCGTGGGTATGATCAGGCAAATCTATTAAATGAGCATGCATTGCCGGAGAATGAGTATGTCCAGCGTGAACCACCCATGTCACAAATCCACCACCTGAGGTCGCCAACTGCGTACCGTTCGCTACACCATGATTATGTCCTCCATCGTAAGTTGTTGGGTCGGGGGCAAAACCCGGATCAAGTTTATAAGCCCCTGTTCTTGTGTTAATAACCCCACCTCCAGCGGCTGTAGTTAGTCTGCTGCTAGACCCCGATGTCGTTTGACCGCCTGCGGCTGTTGTTTCTGTACTGCTCGGACCCGCTGTCTCCCTTGAGCTCGGCCCAGCTGTTTGTCTGGTGCTTGGTCCTGCTGTTTGTGTACTGCTTGGACCGGAAGATACTGACGGTGCTGAGGCTATTGCCTTACTATAAGCCCGAAACGCCTCCACCTGAAACGACAACATGACTTTGTTGATCCGTGCTGTCTCCTCTGGAACATAGAACTTTAGGATAGCTGGGTGTGTGGGATCCGCATTATCTGCAAAATCGCGTGTATCAAGATTTGTAGCCCCTTGAGCATAAGAATCGTTTATGTGCTGCCTGTTCTGCAGATCAGCAATACTACCCGCAATATCCTCTGTCCGGTTGGCGATCTCGATCTGAACATCACCGGGAGCTCCGATCATATCCCCTTTACCAACATTAACAACCCGAGCAATGAAATCCTCGCCCATTTCATCGTCCTTCACCCTAACCCGCGCCCCGGTTCTGAATTTATATATTTGTTGTCCAGTCAGTCGGTGGATTTCAGAGGCACCGACACTGTAGGATACCCGTGGCACCTTCAGCTCATTAAGCAGCGTTTGACAGCGTGCAAGCAGCGTCTCTGCGTATTCAAAGCGTCTATCTACAAAGATGGTTGAAAGTATACCGTGCTCAGCCTGAGCTGCTGCATCTTCTATATAAGGTAACCCACCGTTGATATCCGCAAATGTCAGTTGATTAACACCTTCACCGAATCCAAGACCATATAGCCGAGTACATAGGTTAGTTGGATCCACTACCTTCTCAATCTCAGTCATGTTTACACCGTACCGAATGTAAGCCGTAACCTCTTCATTTGGCTCCACAAGGTTTAGAGTCCACGGAAATGATGTGGTGTCCCAAGTCCATTGATATTCAGAGTCGAAAGGCTTCGGCACTGAGAACAAAGCCCCGAGCAGTGTATCGTTTTCCCAATTGTATTCAAACTGCCGACCGAACCCGACTGTTCCAAGTTTCCAGCGTGGTATAACTTGCTTCGATAGAATGTACTGAATTACTTGAGCTGTGTACACGCCCAAATTACCGACTGTATGAGATTGAAATAATACGTCATTCAGCAAGGTAGCAAGCACATGCTCACACTCATATTTGATAACTGGACCACTTTGATTCCTATTCATGGTATTTGGAACGATGCGGAATAACTCCACTCGCTCGTTATTGTCATATAGTTCTACGAAGTAAAACGGCTTACACTCTGCGTTCTTGGGATCGTCTCCCGGCAAGCTGAAGGCAGCTGTCCATAACGAGTTAAGTGGCATGCTGTATTCGATGTTAAACGCATTCTCTAGCAAAGCCACACGCCGCATCTGTGCATCGTATATTGTTACTGGTGCTTTAGGCATCTATAATCCCTCCTATATGAATTTATCCCGGTGTGTAATCCGGATTAATATCTCACGGCCAGTTGCTGGGTCTGTGTAGACAATGTTGTTATTGCCAAGGTTAAGGTCGAAGAAATCTCCGTCCATCATGTGCAGGGCGTTCTGTCCGTTTTTGGTAAACGTAAGATTTTTAGAATCAATAACTATGCGATCACCCGGTGCAAATGATCCGGTGAATACGATCTCGTCCATGTGGTACCGGCTCCCGTTTGCGGTTAGCGTACCAATACCGTGCATGATGGCTTGGTGTAGTCGTTCACGGATAAACGTAGCCTTCATGCCGCCCTCTCCGGTCATCTTGGCAGCGAAACTTATCTCCCGTACAAATGTTGCTTTCAATCCTCCCTCACCATGTAGGGCCGCTGATCCAGTTGCAATGATGTTTGCTCCAGCTTTCAGATTGCCATCACCACGCAGGACAGCACTGCCGAACACGAAAACCGAAAACTCACGGTTAAAGGCAATGCGGTTAAATGATCCTCTGTTGAACATTGGACAGTTCTCCTATCCTATAAAATGAAATAAGCCCCACCATTCAGGCAGGGCGTACTAATTGCTAAGTCATTATTTAGTTGTTCCATCCCTCTTACTAAAAGCCAGCTCAAATAATCCAGTTGCGGATAGTCCAGCAATTCCACCCGCCCACAAACGAAGCACTAAATCTAGCTCTGTGAATTTATAGCCAGCTGCACCGATCAACAATCCAATAGCAAGCCCCATGAACGGGATCAGATTTTTAGGCATTGCGATATTGTTCTTGACCAGTTGCACTAAAGCCAGCACAAATACGGCCAACACCGAAGCGTAAGCCAATACATCCGTTAAGTTTTGATTGTCCATTATTTATCCTCCAATCTCGTAATCAAAAGTCCAGCGCGGGCAAGTACCGTTATTACTCGGTAGAAGTCCAGACTGCCACCTGTAGGCGTGTCAATCAAACCCGCATCAAAAGCAGCTTGTACAGCATCATTTGCCCAAGCAGGTATTTCAGTTAGTCTCGCCTTACCCTCCAGCTTATCCACCCTACATAAAACTTTAGCGATACTCAATCCTTGCTCTGTTGCAGCTTGTTTAAGTACATCTTTGCTATTGGTCAATCCAGATACTACTTTCGCTAGTTCCTTCACTTGTTCTTCAAGTTCTGCAATTCTACTCATATCTTCTTCTGCCTCCCCTTTTAGTCGATCTATAATAGCTGATGCTTTTGCCATTGCTGTTTCAGATGGCTTGCTACCTGCTCGCAGCTGAGTGAGTGTTAAGCCAAAAACCATTTGGAAATGAGGGTAATCCTTAAATGATGTCCAGTCACCGCCCCAATCAAAGCCGAGCTTCTTAGCCTCTTCCACCACTTCTATCCAGTCTTTGATGTTGTTTCCGTTGTAGTCTCGGTTCATATCCCATGAAACACTCGACCCATTAGGCAGCAGTAAAGCAAAGTCAACAGCCAAACCAAAATTGTGGTAACTATAACCGCCCTTTGCGTTGGTCACGATAGATCCGGGTTTTGCACGCCCTTGTGCGTAGAGAGCGTCTTGTTCCGCAATAGTTCGTAATCCTTGAGTAATAACAATAGGCACTCCCCGAGCATAACAGCGTTCAATTAAAACTGTTGCAGCAGCCAATACAATCGGATGTAACCCTATCAATCTCGCAGATGATTTACTCTTTACTTGATCTAGTGTAAGCATATTTACCTCCCTAAAAATTGGTTAGCCACAATCACGCCAATGGTAATACCAATGATGTACTTAACAAAATCAAGCCACATTTTACGCTCTGATCCACTATCCTTATTAGCTTGCTGTAATAGCATAAATATCTTATTTTCAAGAGAATCAAATTTCCCCATGATCTCACCAAACTTAACTTCCATTTTTATTGTGGATTTCTCCATTTGTAAAATGCTCTCTTCGTGTCTCAGACCGGCTGCTTCAAGTAAGTTCATTTTTGCATTAGTATTGGCTAGGTCTGCGGATATTCGCGCAAATTCACTTGAAAGACCGAGTAAGCCCTTTTCAACATCTTCCAATCGGTGCATCGGCATTACATCAACGCCCCCTCCTCCTTGGTTTGCTCCCCCAATGGACATAAAACAACTCCTCTCTCTCTATCTATTGATCAATATAAATAGCCCCCAGGGATCCGAGGGCAAAATAAAAACGCCTACTATATGGCGCTATCTAATAATTCTTGTACTGTGCTTTTCCAGCGCAACGGTACATCGTCTATTGTCTTTAAGTCTTTCTGTATCAAATCATAATATACTTTGGCCACATTACTCACCTCCGATCAAGCCAGCGATTTCAGCGAGTGCTAGTTGCATCTCTGTTTTATCAGCTTCTTGAGCTTCAGCAAGTTCCGTTAGAGCAAGCTTGAGTTCTGTATTCTCGGCACGTAGTTGTTCGAGTTCAGACAGCTTTGGTGGGTTTATTGCTTGATACTGCTGCCACAATCCAATCAACTCTATATCAGTGCGCTCGATCATATCATCACCAGTGACATACCAGCGAGGTATGACACCGTTGTACCAGAGGTCCAAGTTAAAGTGCCTACCGCCTTCTTCCGTGACAACCAGATCTGTCGATTCCGGCTGTTCAAAGGCGTCAGAAAATGCATGTATCACGTTGTTATCAGTGTCCACGCGAATGTAGTGTTTATGCATGTGTTACCTCCCTATAGTTCAGCATCTGCTGTCCAATGAAAAATAATAGAACTTAAAGACACCGTCAATGCAGTCCCCGAATTGTTGTACACACCGAAACCAGATGCACCGAAATTACCCACGAACCCACTGTTAGCCGCCAAATCCACGCCATCGCTAGACGATATTCTTTGGGTATTTGCTGGGTTTGTATACGGATAAATAACCACTGTTGGTACGACTCTTTTTAGTACTTTGTACATAACTTTCCCGTACTGTTGGCCTGGAGAAATGCTATTTCCCGGAACAACCTTAGACTCTATCCCGTTTAAATTAGTTGCAGTTCCAGGGGCAACTTCAATATCATGACTTTTTTCAAAGTATCTCTGGCAAAGGGCTAACTCATCTGCCACCGATCGAGCTTGAAAAGGTAGCGCCGTATCCCCCGCGTTTAGTTGTAACTGAGCAATATCTATATAACCCGTAGCCCAAGAACCTACAGTTCCACTCGGTGCCGGGATTATAGTGTTATTGCCCTTGTATATAAGTATGACGGGAGCGACATAACTTCCTGCTCCAATTGTTTTTCCCGTGATACTCGGAACGGTAAAAACAACTTTAACCAATTGCCATGATGTTGATAGGTTAACCGTTGTAACATCTCCCGCTGTAAAAACATCTGCGGAACCACCCGTTCCGAAATTTTGTAATAATATCGCAGAGATAGACCTTGTCGTATTTGCTTTCGCATAAAAGGAAAACGTCAGCTTTTCATTCGAAAAAGTTTCTACATTTTCAATCGGTTGATGAATACGGATGATAGATGATGATTGAACCGCTGGTAGAGCTGTAATGTTGAATCTAGCAAAGTATTTCGGGTTTCCTGGCACTATAGTTTGCCCTGAGGTAAAACCTTGTCTCGCCCAATTTCCTGCACCGCCACCGACTGGTTCTGAATAAATCTGAGACCACCATCTGTCGGGACCATAACCTATCAGGTTAGCAGGAGACCCTCCAGAAAATTGGACTGTCGAACCCCGTTGCCAAATATCAAGGCTTCCATTTATCAGTGCTTGTCGATTTACGTGGTACGGAATATTTTTCGCTGCTAAAAATAGCGTATCCCCACCAGAGGAGTTACCTACATATAGGTCATTAGTATCTGTGCAGTAACCGGGCTCTGCGAGACTTAGTCCGCCCTTAGCAACTAACTGAGTTTTAGTGCCACGCATGAGTTGTATCTTATTTGCCATAGTGAGCCTCCTTTAAAATGTACCGCCATCAATGATATCTGATGCTGTTAAGTAGCCTTGGGACTTTACATAAGCAGTTGTTGCAATCTGGGTGTTGTTTGTAGCAGCCGCAGCTGTTGGCGCCGTTGGTGTGCCAGTCAATGCCGGAGAAGCTAACGGAGCCTTTAACGCATCAGCTGTAGCTAATGCAGCTCTTACAGCTTCGACAAATGCAGTTGTTGCTAGTTGTGTCGAGTTAGTACCAGCAGCTGCTGTAGGTCCGGTAGGAGTGCCAGTAAGTGCTGGGCTTGCGAACATTGTTGCCTTACTCTCATTTGTGACGTTGCCCAGTCCTACATCACTCGCAGAAAGTACAACAGCTCCAGTTCTTCCTGCTACACTTGATACTGCTGCTGTTGGAGTAAGAATCTCCTGCCAATTTGCTAGTGTTGATGCTCCTGAAATACGAAGGATGAACGTTTTATTTAGATCCGTCCGAACAGCGATGTCACCTACCTCAGCTGTTAATGCAAGCATCGCTGCTTGCGATGCAACCGGGAAGGTATCCGTAATAGCAAGTGCTGGCAATAGATTTGGATTAATTTTCCCGTCAGACTCAACTCCAACTACATTTCCTACCGCAACACCTACGTTTTTAGAGGCTGCCGTTCCTGCATCCGATATCTTAGCTAACGTAAGATTTGGAATATCTGCGGCTGTGATCGCCACAGCTGAGGTAATGCGTCCTTTGGAATCTACAGTGAATTTAGTAAAAGTTCCAGCCGTAACACCAGTATTAGCAAGGATCAGTGTAATAGATGCGTTTGAAGATCCATCAAAACCACCGCTCGAGCCAGTACCGTCTCCCGTAATTGCAATTGTGCGTGGCGTTTTAAGCTTAGTCGCTGTCTCTGCATTAGCTTGATCAGGATTGATTAAATCCTTGTCAGTACCATTTCCTGCGTAAAGTTTTCCGGTATCAGTAGCGAGTGCGAGTTCCCCCGCTTCTAACGTTAAGCTTGGTATATTTGCAGATAACCCGCGCTTTATTTTTATTACTGGCATCTTTATGTCCCCCTTTAATATATTCCACCGTCAATAACGGGCCCAGTCGGATCGTTACCGTCAAATGTGCCGCCGTTAATCGGCATGTATGCCAAAAAATCAATCAGATCAAGAATATTGGCTCGTAAAGTATTATGGTCATACGCAGTAAAATATCGAGCCGCCTTAGATCCGATCACCCACGCTTTTGCAGTTGTTCCATCGAATCCCCGCGTACACCCAGTTAACGAATTACCTGACTTACCCGTATAAAGAATAGTCTCTGAACTCTCATCAGTGCCGATTGTAAACACGTTTGGGGCTGCTGGCAGCTTTGTTGCATCTACCACAGCTATTGTTGTAGCTGCTGTCGTGAGTGCCGCTGATAGCTCAGTTCCCGGCGAATTGGCTATCGCTGGATACATAGTTTGTTGTGCCAATAGATTCGCCCTCCTTTAGCTCAGGTCCATAACAAGTTGACCGATGACATACTTAAAAATGTCACCCCTTAAGATGGTTCGTGGATCATCCAAAGGACCGAAGTATAACAAATTTCCGCCAGTGGCCGCATCACGAATCCCTACGTGAGTGAGCAGTCCCCAGTCTGCAGTAGCTACAGGCCATACTAGGTCAGCCAAATTTTTAATTGTCTGCTTACCGTTGACTGGTGTTGGCGGGCCAAACGTAACAACCTGTCTAACATAACCTCCACCACTGACCTCTTGTCCAGTGTCAGCCCCGGTTGGATTGCTGGTATAAAGAGCTACGTATAATGTTGTCGGACGGGTGTAGGCTGAATTGCGGAATACTTGATTAAGCAATGATGTAGCCAAATAATTTGATACGCTCAATGATGTCGCCTCCTATTCGAGTTTGTATTCATTTGTGATTCTGAAATTAGATAAAGTATTGGGCCCATTATTGGTCAAGATAATAACTGCTTCTGAACGGATATTACCGCCTGATTGAATGACCAGAGTTGTTGGTGAACTGGTGATTACTTGCTCGGTGATATGCTCTTGAACCGAATAAGCAAACGGGTCGAAGGCTACCAACTCCAGTTCAAACATCCCTATGCTGTTATAGATCAACCTTTCTAGTGATGCCGATCCAGCATATCTGACCAGATAGAACTTATCCGGTTCAAAAGCACGTCTTAGTTCCATTGTTCTGGGTCTACCATTAGCATCAGTCAGATGCCTTGCAAGAGCTCTTACCCGTTGTTGCAAACCTGCTGCACTTGGTAAGTCGTAATTAGTACCATCCGCAACAAAAGCACAAGAAAAAGAAAAGACGCGTTCCGTTAGGTCCGCGCCAAAGTCATATTGCCCGTGTTTACCAGCTATTTCTACATTCATATCTCGTGTGCTAGGGAGTAAGGGGTCTTTGGTCTCTTCAAGCACTCGAAACCCTAGATCTACGTCCCGAATACCTCCGAGAGTAATACTACTTGTCATGTCAATCCTAGCCCCCTTGTTGCCACAGTGAGTGAGCTCATTTGACGGCGAGATACGTTTTTCTCTATCTGCTTGCCGTCCAGATAGATGTTATTGTGCAAGACCATATCCCTCTCACCCAGCAAACCGCCTTGCGTTCCACTAGAAGCTCTAGCATCATTCGCTAACGGTTGAATCCGACTGTCAATTGCGCTCAAGCTTGGCGAGCTGAGATCCATAGCGGCGGCATCTGCCATGTCCTGCGCAGCACCTTCGACCGCTGACATCTGCCGTTCCATACCTAGCGCTAATCCTTTGCCGATAAACTCGCCAATGGCTATCATTACGCGACTTGGAGACTTGATCTTTAGCGTGTCCTTTATGCCATCTGTTGCCGCTTGAGCCGTAGCTGCTGCTGCGTTGTTGATTGCCGCGGTGCCTGACTGCATGCCTTTAATAACACCATTGACGATCTGTAGACCGTAATCCTTGGCTTGAGCTTCCGCCCACTTCTTTTGTGCGACCGTTCCGTTAGCCAACAAGCTATTAAGATAGGCTACCTCATTAGACATGTTCGTTGATGATGTTGCCGCCTTTGCTGTTTTTCCCACCGTAGCGAGGATCTCATCCACCGCTGCCTTGATGCTGTTCTTGGTGCTGTTAAGACCACTCAATAAGCTCTCCCCGAAGGATTGCCCAGCATCCTGCCATTTCGGATTATATTCCGCTAGTAGGTCGATCAGCTCCTGATTGTTACTGTCGAGCATCAAGCGTCGTACCTCAGCTTGTAAAGCCTCTTCGGTGTTGAGCGCAGTGTAATGAGTCTTAGTAGAATCCATCTGAGCAGTAAGGCTGTCAGTGGTCGCTTGAGCCTTCTTCTCTTCTGTGCTCTTCTTAGTCTCATACTCCTGTTTCAGCAGCTCAGCCTTTTGCTCACCTTGTGTCTTAATCCGAGTCATTTCAGATTTCAGATCATCAATCTGAACCTGGCGCTGTTCCAGAAGGTGTTTCCGTTCCCGCTCGGCGAGCATGTCATTAAGCTCTTCCTGTATCTTCGCTCTTGATTCAGCGGTATCGGCATCAGTTAATTCTTTCTGTTTGTCAGCCAGTTTCTTTTGATACGCTGCCTCTTCAGCTGCTTTGTCCTCAGCTTTAGTCAGACCCTCTATGCTGTCGATCTGATCTTGCAAGCCCAGTAGCTGCGCCTGAGTCTGAGCGTCAAGTGTCTTAATCATCGCTTGATATTCAGCGTCATATCCAGCAATAATGGCGTCTGATGCTGCCTTGTGCTGGTCAATGCGCTTTTGTAAGGCCTCTGTAGCGACCTTTTCCTCTGCTGAATACCGAGCCTTTAGAGCAGTTACGGCAGCTGTGCTAAGCGTTTCAATTGATTTGACCTGCTCGTCATACAGCTTCTTTGCTTCTGCCGCTGCTACTTTGGCAAGATCAGTCCGGATCTTATTGACCTGCTTATCAATAGCAATGCGCTCAGTGGTGCCAACCTTATAGCGAGTTTGAAGCTTCTCCCATGCCGCAAGCTCCTGCTCAATGGATATCTCATTAGCCTGTTTCTTAGCCTCGATGTACGTCTTGGAGGCTTCAAACTGCTTCTTGGCCTCAGCCGCAGCTTCCTTGGCGATCTGGTCATTTGCCTTTTTAATTGCAAGATTAATCGTCTGAATTTGGGCGCTGGTCTTGGCGTATGCAGATTTGACCTTTTCGAGCGAGGCGATATAAGCCGTTTCATCAAACTCACCCATTTTGTACTTATACTGAGCCGTATCTAAGGCCGCATTGAATGCTTTGTTTGCTTCCGCTGCTGCTTTAGTCGCTGCCGCCGCTGCTGCTTTCTGTGCTTTGGTTGCAGCTGCCGCAGCAGCCTTTTGAGCTTTTTCAGAAGCTTTATTTGCGTCCTTAGTTACTTTCTCCGCGGCTTTGGCAGCTGCTGCTCCAGTCTCACCAGTTAGCTGTTCGATTGCCGCTTTAGCCTTGCCCTTAGAATTGTTTATCCCTACAGCAAGTCCCTCAGATATGTTTTCTCCGTAGCCGGTTGTCAGCCGAGAAGGCGAATGAATACCAAAAAAGTTTTTAATCGAGTCACTGATCTTGGTCGCGACTTCCTTGGTTTTATCCACCACAGCGCTCGCCATACTGCCGATACCATTGACCAGCCCTTGCATGATTTGTTTACCGATTTTAGCGAGGTCGATACCTTTGAAGAAAGACATGACCTTGCCCCATATACTCTCAATGACTCCTTGAATCGTGCCGAAGATATTTTTAACACTACTGAGCATTCCTTGAAAGTTAGCAGTTATGCTATTCCATATGCCCTTTGCAACTCCAACAACCGCTTGGGATAACGACTCCCATATAGATGCACCCAATGTTCGGAGTCTGGTAAAAATACCAATTCCCTCAGTGAACATATTTTTAAAGAAATTGATAACTCCACTGACCATTTTAGAAATTAGGCTATTCGCAGATGACTGTAATCCCTTGAAAGCATTAACTATACCTTCGCCCATGCTCTTCATTAAGCCGACACCAGATTTTAATAGGTTGGTGAAGAGCGTCTTCAGTCCTCCGAGAAAGTTAAGAGTCATTAATCCCACGATGAAATCAATCGCACCACCGAGCAGCTGCTTAATGCCTTCCCACATCTTGCTCCAGTCCCCTGTAAAGAGTCCGGTGAAAATCTTAATGAGACCCATTATGATGTCTAAAGCACCGCTGATAACATTCTTGATGGCTGTCCATGCCATGTCGATGATGAACAAGATGGCTGGCATAATGAATTCGATAACTTTTTTTATTGCATTAAATGCGTTTGTCACTGCTTGCAGAATCTGTGTGCCGTTTTCATCCCAGAACTTTTTAATCTTATCGATCTGTCCCATGATGAAATCGCCAATGACTCCCCATGCAGAAAGAGCGACACTTTTTATGGATTCCCACGCAGAATTTATAGCATTTCGCACGGTTTCGTTTGTGTTATAAAGATAAGTAAGTCCAGCCGCCAACCCTGCGACACCTGCGATTATCAGCCCGACCGGACCCGTTAGCGCAGCGAACACTGGCATTAAAGCAGAAACCGAACTAACAACATGCCCTAGAATTACAAGTAACGGACCGATTGCAGCAGCGATTGCTGCTATCGTGATATTCAACTTTTGCGATTCTGGACTAAGCGAACCGAATTTCTCAGCAATACTAGCAATTTTGTCGATCAGTGGTTGCATGGAATTGACTGCTTCTAGCACCACAGGCATGATAGCATCCCCGATAGTTATAGCGATATCGCTCAGTTTGTTCTTAAGAATCTGCATTTGACTGGCAAATGTTTTATAACGTTGCTCTGCTTCATGGGTTAGCGCCGAATTTTCATCCCATGCTTTATTTGATAGATCAACAGCCCCTGCGAACAACTCACTAGCATTACCTGCACGCAGTAAGCTGTCCCGAAGACGGATTTCAGAGATGCCCATTTCCTCCAGCATGTTAATAGCGGAGGTTCCTGCTGAATCTGCATCACCTAGTCCGTTAATAAATGCACCAAGAGCACCAACAGCATCATCTTTGAATGCTTTGCTGAATTGCTCTGATGTCATTCCCGCAATCTTACCGAAGTTCTGTAAATCGACTCCACCGTCAACGATGTTACCCATTTGAGTTTGAGTCATGCCTAAAGCATCCGCCAAGGCTTTAAATTCCTTGCTGTTATTGTCTGCAAGTAATTGCAGATCTCGGAGTGACATGCCAGTCGCTTGTGTGAGAGCATCCATTTTGTTCATTCCTGATGCAGCTACCTGCATACGGACCATAACCCGAGAGATTGCCGAACCGCCCATTTCTGCCTCAATACCTACGGATGATAGAGCAGCCGCTAAACCTAAGATATCAGCCTCAGACATACCAACCTGCGAGCCCGCACCAGCCAGCCGTAAAGCCATATCCGTGATCTCAGATTCCGTAGTTGCAAAGTTATTACCTAGCGCAACTATTGAGCTGCCCAGTCGGTCAAATTGGTCTTGTGGCATCTTAGTGATGTTCGCCAACCGCGCCAAGGCACTGGCAGCTTCGTCACTAGTCATATTAGTTGCAACACCTAAGTCAACCATCGTCTTAGTAAATCCAAGGATCGCGCTAGTTTTGATACCCAACTGTCCAGCCGCTTCGGCTACTCTTGCGATGTCAGATGCAGATTGAGGCATCTCTTTCGCCATGCTGCGGACCCCATCACGCAACTGAGCAAACTCAGCCTCCGTAGCATCAACCGTCTTTCTCACACCTGCAAAGGCAGATTCAAAGTCAGATGAAACCTTAAGTGAAGCACCGCCGACCGCAACGAGAGGAACCGTCACGAGTGACGTCAAAGATTTACCTACATCAGCCATGCCCTTGCCGAACTTATCAACTGACTTCTGCGCTTGTTTCATCGCATCATCTAAGCCAGTGTTATTCCCCAAGATGTTAATGACTAGATTGCCAAGTAAACTCATGATTCCCCTCCTTCCGGCTGCTTGATGCGGCTACCATACTTCTCACGGAATGCCGCTCGATCTGGCGTTTGATTGCCATCTCCCCGAACTCGGCGTTCCTTCTTCGGCTGTTCTTTCGCACCAAAAAGGCCGACCCCAATGCGGCCGACCAAGATGTTTGATTTATTCTCTTCATGCTCCATCCCGTAATCGTAGTACATCATGATCTGGGGAAAGGACATGTGATCTAACATGTATTCAGGTGTTGCCCAGGAGTACATTGCGCCCATTCGCGCAAAAATACGCCCCAGCTCTATAGGCTGGGGCTCCCCTCGTTTTTTCCTGATTCGCCGCCTGCTCGATCTTTAAGCGGAGCTAGGACGAACTCGATCAATTGCATCAACTGATCGAAATCAGCGTTATCTCCAAGCCACTCTTCTGTAATATCCGGGAATGAAGGCTTGCAGATACTGATGACTTGTTTAAGAATTTCCGAGAAACTGTCATCACCACCGCCTTTTAACTTATCTTGGTTCTTAGTAATGTTGAGCATTACACGGGAGGGAATGCGGGAAACGTCGATATGCTTTCCACCCAGAATTACAATACGTTCATCAGGAACCACTTTATCAAGGTCAAGTACCGTTTGTTGTTTTGTCATTTGTTAAACCCCCTGCTCATCATAAATTTCAAACAATTGCATTCCTACATCACGGGTTGCATCCAAGGTGCCGTTCATGCGGATTGGTGTCATCGCTGGATCTTCTGCATCAGCTTCAGGGAACGTGATATTCAACCCACCTTCTGGTGTGGCTTTGTAGATTGTTATCTGAAATTTCTTTCCTTCGTCATCATAGTTCGTGATCCGGGCAACACGCGGCTGAAATGTTCCCAGACCGCCAGAGAGGAAGCGTTGTGCAGATAGTGGAGTATAGGTGTAGTTCACTGTCACAGCGTCCCCTGACACGATTGCTCCGCTGGCAGTGCGAGAAATAACTGTGTAGCCCGCACTATCGACAGCCAACACATAATCCGTGCCATCTACTAGAGTGGTAGCGCCTTTCTTAACTGTTACAGCAGTAACGACTGTGCCGGCTCCATTCTTGTTTAGTAATCGTTTTTGAATCTGATTAGTCAACGTAACCGATTCTCCGGTAATTGTTTTTGGTGTCCCTGCAATGGTTTCTAACTTGTCGATACCTCCACGAACGACTGCTAGTGTGGCAAGGTTGATTTCCATCAAGTCTCCCTCAATACCAGCAACGTGATTGTTCATTCCTGTCTTAATTACCCCAGCATTGTCGCTCGTCACGGTCATTTCATCCCACGTTTCCTCGAATACGATACTGTTCATCGCTCCGAGGTCAATAAGACTGTTAATATCTGGCCCAACCTCGAATTTTGCAGAGCCAAACCGGATAGAACTAGCTTTTTGAACAGTCGTCATATTACGTCCCATATTTGTTATTCCTCCCGATAAATGATTTTGAAATCTGTTGCTATGTGATAAAGCTTTGTGTCACTCTCGTACATGTCCCTGCTGCCTTCCCATACGCCTTGCAACACCCTAACCCCGCCCATGCTCCCTTGGTAACGTTGGAGGGCACTTCGTATCTCCTCTGCTAATTCCTTCACCTCACTATATTTTGTTGAGAATACAGAGAATTGAAATCTGGGATAAGCTACCGGGATATTATGATGTGATACTCCTGATATCACCAAATATGCAATAGCCGGATAAATTGGTTTCTCAGGTAACCAGCCGGGATAGATTCGAGTATCAACAACCGACTGGATCTCTTTGACGGATAGCAAGTAATCTCTCAATTTTGTTTCTATAGCCATTAGGCACCCACTCTCTCAACCACAGCCTTGACGCCCTCTATTAGGAGCTTTCGGACCCTTGCACGACTCTTGTCCATCGCCGGACGCATGAACGGTCGTGGAGGTTGGTGACTGCTTCCATACTCATAAAAGGTAACGTAAAAAGGGGCAGACGCGGAGATATCTCCATTGCGTGCCCCTACAGATACATTTGCGTAATAGTTACCTTTTTTCGATATCCCGATATTCATTTCAAGCGAGAAACGTGTCTTTCCAGTCTTCCCAATAGGCGCTCTTGCGTCTGCCTCTCGAAAGACAATTTCAGCAGCTTTCGAAATAAGGTCTCGTATCTCCTTTGTAATCTCTGCATTAGCTCGCTTAAGCTGCTTAATCACTTCCTCTGCACCATCTACCCGAATATTTGACCTTGAACTTCGTCTAACCATTATTGATGCTCCTTGCACATCAATTGCAGCTCACGGCGATTGAATTCTGGATGGATGATGTAAAGGATTTCGAACTCCGTTTCCTTGTAGCGCACAACCATAGTGCGATCAATCCCCTCTCGGTACCTAATGCGGATACGGGTAGTTACATCGGCGGTAACCTGCGCTGCTGCTGCGCGATCCTGCCCTCGTAAGGGTTGTATGGCAGACCAAATTTTACACACCTCTGAAGCAGTATCCAAAGGTTGTCCCCATTCGTCCTGCTCTCCTTCTCCGGGCGGCAGCAAGATGGTGATACGTTTGTTGTATTTCCCGCTGTGAGTACTCGCATTATACTTATTTTTCTGCATTTGAATCACCTTCTACTGCGATGGCTTCAAGAGCTTTGTCTAGGTTAAGGTTATTGATTTGTGTTAAAAAATTGGTGTGGAAGTATTCCAACGCATCGTTATACACATATCTAGACCTTTCAAATACCAATTCCTTAAATCTATCATCAGAATTGATATCATAGTCCCCACAAATCTTATTTAGATCTTCACACGAAGCCTTTAGGATCCGCGTCAGGTTTCCATCTTCGTCATCATCCAAATGCATTCGATCCTTAAATTCCTGTACAATAACCGGGGTAATCGTTACAACCAATGCCCTCACCCCTTATCATCAGTAGTATCTGCAATTTCCTCGATGTAGATTTTTTTGTATTTGTTTTTCGTCGTGGACAGTTCCTTTAGACGCGCTTTGCTTACGTCAATCCCCTCTTTGGGGTACATGTCACCGATTTGATAGACATATTCGTCATGCTTGAGATCCTTAAATTTCCGGATTACCCTATACATGATTGTCCCTCCTTTAAATTAAGAAAGAAACCCCCTTAAGGAGTCTCATCCCCGTTGCTGGCAGTGAATTTAATGTTAAGGTCGTAAAGCAAGGCAGCCTTATTATCCTTTGGTTTGCCATTTGCGAATTGTTTAATCGTGTACAACATTGCATCCTCGATGGCGAGCGTCTGATCGAATTTGTTTAGCTTATATCCGCCAGCGATGACCGCGAGATATTGCCCCTTCACAAAGAACAAGGCTTTGCCAACCGGAATTTCTTCGGATTCCACTACCTGAATGTTGTACGGCAGGGCTGTTACCCATTGGCCGTTAGACGTTTGGATTGTGTTACGGGCTTGAACACTAATAGCATCTACCGGATTTACAACCATAACCACCTTGTTAAGAACCTTCCGAGATTTTCCATCGGCATCAACTGCCAACTCTTTGATGACGTTATGCAGTTCACCAGAAACGATTTCTCCGAATTGGGATGGAGCAAACGTTAAGGTGCCAGAAGATGTTTTGTCAGTCACTGCACCATTTGAAGCGACATTCTTCGTCAAGCCAATAGGTTCGTCTTGAGCTGGGCCACGACCATTCACAAGACCATATTCAAGGCCTACCGAGTAGCTTTCAACAAGGAGAGTTCGAATATATCGCTCCACCCATTCTGGACCCAAATCTAGCATGTCTTTCGGAATCGCAGCAAAAGCAGTGAGCTTCAATTGACCAATTTGTTCCTCGCGGAATGCCGCGCCGACTTGGCCTTTGATTTCACCAAACAACTTACCCCATGCAAACGTTTTTGTTGGGTCAGCATAAATGAAACGCGTCACCGCGCCCATATCTTGCAATCCAATCACTTCAAGCAATGGATGCTCTTCAACCAGATCCTCAAATACCCGCTCCTGCGTGGTAATAGGAAGGATTGTGTCCTCTGCAAATCCGCCAGTCAAAATGACTTCGTTGAAGAATTTTCGTTCTTTGGATGTCAGAACATTCTGCCCTCGTGCAGATAAGATCTGGCTGTCAATATTTTCGTCACGCACTTGTGTTGTAATCGTATCAGTGAGATCAGTGACCAGTGCGTTCTGCATATCGTTCCATGCTGTTGATTGCTTTTCAGCATCAGCGCCGTCTTTAACCAGAGCCATGTATTCCGCTTTCTTTGCTTCAAAGTTCTCCATCTTACCTTTAAGTTTCATCGTCATTACGAATAACCTCCGTTTTTTAAATTAAAAAATGAACCGCGGCGCTGCTGTTGCAGATGGCTTCGGTTCATCCTTCGGGGAATTACTTTTCAATTGCTGGATTTCATTCTGCATATTGGCTAATTGCGTTCTGAGCTGCGTGATTTCTTTTTCCTTGCCGTCGGCCGCCGCTGTAGAAGTAGCAAAGCCGATGTCTACAGCCTTTTGAGCTCCGTACCAAGTTTCAGCATCAACCGCGCTTCGAATTTCTTCTCGGCTGATATTTGCCTTTGTCATATAAATATCAATAATGCCTTCTTCGAGCTCGTCCAAAACATTCGCTTCTTTCCGCATTTCTGTCTTGGAGCCCCAAACTAACGAACTTGCTTCATGGATCATCAGCATCGATCCAAGACCCATAATCAATTCATCAGCCGCCATAGCAATAACAGACGCCGCTGAACAAGCCCAACCATCAATATGAATTGTGATCTTTGCTTTGTGCTTGGCTTTATAATCCATAAGTCGATTAAAAATCGCTATACCGTCAAACGCGTCACCTCCGGGGCTGTTCAAGTAAATAACGACATCTCCGTTAATGCTTTTAAGTACATTATCGATGTCAGAAGCAGATACGGAATCTTCCCACCACGAATTACCAATCAAACCGTAGATCGTCATCTCTGTAGAACCAGTTGTTTCATTGCGGATTGTTTCAAACTTGCGACCGACCCGCTGCAACTGCTCGACATATGATTGATTTTTAAAAGATTTAAAATAGTCCTGTTTAGTAAACTTACGCATTTTCCCCCTCACCCCCTTCCTCAGAAGATTCGTTAGCTGATTGGTAATTTTTCGTGAGCACATATTCATTAAGCGCAGGAACGTCCACCGGTTCATCTCCCAACATAATTCTGATTTCATTACCGTTATACGTACCGCTTGCACGCAGTTTATCCACTGCATTGGCAACTTCCAGAGGATTCATTTCTGCAACTCCACGCACCTCAAGCCTTGTCCCGCTCATATAGTCTGATTTAAGAATGATTTTTGCGTTAAATTCATCCTTAATCTTTTTGACTAACGGATTGATGCAAAATTTTATATACGCCTTGATGGCGGTCTCAAAATCCGACATCTCTCCGTGCACCAATGAGGTAGGGATTCCGAGGATATTAGCTACATCATCGATCAGATCCCGTTTCAACTTCGCCAATTCATCAACAGATTTCCCGCTCTTACTCCCGTCCGAAACCTCGTTATACTCAAATCCCTTAAGCTTAGGTACAATTGCGATGGTGTTCTTCCGAAATGAGTTAAATAACTTGTCAATAAATGTCTGAAGTTTCGTTTGAGTTTCTTCGTTCAATGATTGAGTGGCATCGACATTTACCGTGCCCCTTATTTGGTTACTATGCTTCCCGCTTTCGATCATTCGAGAAAACAACTCCGCATAGTCGTCAAACATACTTTCCATGAACATGGTCAACTTTTCATTGTTGTAAGTCAGATATATGACCTCGTCCATGCGGAATGTTCTCTTGAAAGTGTAATCTTTGACAGTTACATCCCTAAAAGCATCTAAGTAAACCGCATACTCATCACGAGAAAAGCTATCCGCGATCAGCAGGTCGTTATCATCAGATAAAATGACTAGGATCTCGTTGTCATAAATCAACCTGTATACGAACCTTTGCCAAAAATCAGCCGCTGATTGATCTGTATTCGGTCTTACATTCAGCAAATAGTCCCAGTCATTACGCTGACGTTTTCCATCCTTCATTATCCGAAATTCACTTTGGCTAATGGTCCTAGCAATGAAGTTGATACATGTTTCAAGCGACATTTTCTTCAAATATGATTTATGGCTTGCATCAAAAGGAATATCCAAATCGAATAACCACTCAAGTTCTTTGTTACGCCTAAAGACCGTCTCCAAGAAACCCATTTTTTATGATCACCCCCTCTTAAAAATTCAAGGCTTCGAGCATTTCCAGCGAATCAGAGACATTGGTTTCACTCAATTCTTCTATCCGATAGAGCCCACAAACCAAAGCCTGAAATCCGTCTGTTTTTCTCCGGATCGGCTCTTTCTTTCCGTATATCTTGTTCCCATCCTTTTTGATTGTCACAAGTACGTTATTCGTGTACCAGCGCATTAACGGGTTATCTCCCCAAACAAACATACCTTTAGAGAAATACATCTCCACACGGGGTGCTAGGAGTCCGTGAATAGCTTCTGGTCTGCGGATAACTTCAACTTCGAAACCGACAGCCTCCAGCATCGGTTTTAGCATTTCCATGCGGTAGTTATCGCCTATGATTTTCGTAATGCTATATTTCAGTCGCATCGTCACAAACCAATTAACGATGTGTTCCATATTGATCATTTCCTCATCCAGCACCGTCAGTAGACCAAGGGACTCCCAATCTTTTATGGGGGCGAACTTTTGAGTCGTCTCAACTTCTCGCATCGAGTAGCCATAATATTTATCGACAAACTCTTTCCGAGTGAAGGAGTGCGTGATAAATGGCACCTTTTCATCATGCTTAAATACAAGTCCGACAGCGGCAAAGTCTCGAATTTGCGCGAAGTCCAAGCAGCCAATACACTCCCTCCCTTCAAGATCAGGCAATGGTTGATTCGTGCCGGTGATCTCTTCCCACTTCGCAACTGATTTTTCCAAATCCGTTAGAGGCAAATTCATGCGCTTTGTCATGAATTCTTCCCGGTTCGACGGATCGTCCGCCAAATCCTCATATTCTTCCTTGATCGTATCAAATAGGCCTTGGGCGTATTCGCTCCGCGGTTCACTTAACATTGGGTTGGCTAGTTCCCATAATTCAGGGTCATCGACTTCTTTCTCGTCATTGAGCTTGCACATGAAGGGAAAAACCGAATTAGCTCTTGCCTCACCTTTCATGACCTTTAATGCTTTATCCTTGAATTTGTCCAAGAATCCCTCGCGCACATATCCGTCAGTTCCAATATAAAACTCCCGCGGGTTTTTCTTTTTACCAAGACCGGATATATGCACTCTTACGTCGACGTTGGTTTCGAAGTAATGAATTTCATCAAAAACAACTGCCCCATCTCGTAAGCCGTCTTTGGTATTGCCATTCGATGTACGGAACTTAAAAATGCTGTCCATTTTTTTGGACAGCACTTGCATAGCCGTAGGTTTGAAGTGTTTTAATAACGTCGGTTCGCGTTTTATGGTCTTGGCGGCTTCCTCTACTGATGTTTTTGCTTGTTCCTCTGAGTTAGCAATTACAGAAATATTGTATTCCCGTATCCCATGCAGCTCACTAATAAGAAAGTGACAAACTACAGTAATAAGTCCATTTTTACCTCCGCCACGCCCCATCATCCAAAGAAACTTTCGATAGAATACCCTATCAGTTTCTTTAAAGAACAAGAAGACAAATGCAATCAAAAACTTCTGAAATGCTTGCAGTGGAAAATACCACTTCTCAGCAAATTTGATACAATTTTCAATCATCTTATCATCAAAGTACAAGTCATTACGAGACAGTACATCTCGCTTTAAGTATTCAATCAGTAACACTCGTTCTTCATTAAACTTGATTTTGCCTTCCTCGTACAGAACAATGTAATCATCTACATACCTTTGCCGAATCATACTAAATCACTTTTTGATTCGTCCTTATTCGAATTTAATTCGACTTTAGGTATATTCAAACTGAGTGCATCCAAAATCTTAATCATCCGATCGTTGGTTTTGTGCAAATCGTTAATCGAAGGGTTTGACTTTGGTCCGTGCATTCCAGAGATTTTAATACCGGTATCTTGTATATCGTCAAACAGCTTATTCTTAAGATCCCATAAGGACAAATAATCCTGAACTAAATCCTTATGATAGTTCACAACCAATCCATTTGCCTTCAACTGATTCATTAAATCCTTCTCAATCCTTTTCCGTATTGTGACTCTGTTTACGGCGGCCAATTGAGTCACCCTCCTTTCTTATAACAATTTCCAACAGTTTCCAATTCAACAGATACATGTGATAAGCCAAAAAACTCGACAAAACACTTGGCAGCCGGTGCGCAAAATACAAATAAAATCGAAACTTTTTGACCGGGGGGTATGATTTGTTAAATAATAGTAATATATATTTATACTACCATTTTTCATCCATTTCCCACTTGTTCACCTTCCTCTCAAACTCCCGGCCATGCTCTTTGTTGTGACAGTCCACGCAGACCGTTTCTAGGTTATCTATCTCCAGTGCTAATGTAGGATGATCCTCAAGATCTTCGATGTGATGGACAACCAACTGAATTTTTTTACGCTTTGCTGACTCACTATATTCATTGGTGTCAATCCTTACGAGTCCGCGGCGCTTGCACGGTTGGCATTCGTAATTATCTCTTTTCTTTGCCTCTTCTCGAATCTGCTTCCATTCCTTGCTGTCGTAAAATCTTCGCTTTTGCTCAAGGGATTTATACTCATTCATAATCGTTGGACTCTCTCCAATCATTGTCTATTGAAAAGAGGATTATTAAACTTCCGGCTCCTCAGTCCCAGTATCTTCATACTCGATGAACACCGGGCTGATTGCACCGTCAATAATGGTAGCTCGATCTTCAGGCGTTAAAGTATTGATATCATCTATCTCAATGGTGCGCTCGACATAACGGTCGCCTATACTTACCGTGGTCTGTACTCTTAACATTGTCTTCACCCTTTCTTGTCAATGAGTTTCTGTATCTCTTGTTTCGATTGTTCGAGATACTCGGTGTACCCTTTTACACTTTGCTCATATTGCTTAGTACTTCGCTCGTGCCGTTGGATAGACCGCTCATATCGTTCGTTCAGTCTTACTCCTTCTATACCATTCCAGATGGTTAATGTTATAGCTGCTATAAAGATCAGCTGTAACAAGATGTTCATGCGCTTATTCAGACCATCACTCCTTTCTCTGAAATACAAAAAGAGCCGCTTTTCAACGACTCTTTACCCGCCACGAAACTATTAATTAATTATCTTTTATAGCTTATACCTATAGGTGGCAACCGTAAGACAAGAAATCACATGCAGAGCAGAAACAGGTTATTCGCTTTGTTGAATGCGATCTTCTCGTCTGCACGCCGCAACATCACTTGAACTGATCCTTTCTTGATATCCATTTCATTTGCAATACTTTGTAACGACAACCCTATTGCGTGATGGAGTACGTAACACTGACGCTCACGCTCTGAGAGATTACGAAGCGCATCCTCAATCATCCATTCCTCTTCTCGGGTAAGTTGCCTCCCTACCTCTGCAACCTCGAATTCGAACTCATATGCTGTGAGGTGTTCCATCCATTGTGGGTCCCATACTTTTGTTCGCTGAGATATACTCCGCCGCTCCATTGGTCTGCGATAACCTGGCGGATAACCAGTCTGCATCCACTCAATGCTGTATTCTAAATCACTTACGCTGGCTGCCAAAGCGTTCCTTTCCATCTTTATTGGTTGCATTTGTGCCCTTATAGCAACCCGCTCCTGTTTATCTTTTGCATCCAACAATCTATCTTTTAATGGTTCTAATTGTAATTCTAACAGTGCTATTTGTTTATTAAGCTTAGATTTAGTGTCTATATAACTTACTAGCAGTTCGGTATCAGTCATAACGGCTGCCACGTTTACGATTTCCGTTTTCATCTAGTTTAACGTCACTAAGTATGATTGCTGAATTACCCGGTATATGGATACCGTTATATTCCCCGAGTGTAACCTTAAATCCATCCCGCTCCTTTTGAGCCCTGAAGGATACCCCTGATACTATGCGACCATATGATGTTGATAGGTCTTGGGTTGTTTTTATAATCATGGATTATGTCCCTCCTAAATGAGTTCTTTCTGACGGCTTGTACACACTGTCTATACTGAGTGCAAATGTTCTAATATTGGTTGATATGAATTCTTTCATGCTTGGCGTTGTATACCGGACCCAAGCCATTCCCCAAGATAGAACCTCGACCGGCTCAGTTAGCTTCCAGTCATTAAAATAACGTTCTCCTGCCTTTAACGCTGCTTGTACTTCCTTCACTCTCAATTACCTTACCTCCGATTGGGTATCTTTCTGTACTGGAGCGGGATTGAACATACCGGACTGTAATGAGTCGTTTAGTTCTGCCCATACTTCTGCGCGGATCCCTGAGTCGTCCGTTCCTGCGTGGCGTTCCATGATCCAATTATCTAGTACATGTTGTTTGATTTTATCTGCTGAGATTAATCTTTCACTCATAGTGTCTTGTTCCTCTCTTTATGGGGAGCAGAAGGTTTAAATCTCCTCCGGCCCCCGTTATCACTGGGATTATTCGGTCTGACTCGATGGCCTTCGGCCTTAGAACAACGTTAATTGCATATTCTTCAACCGTTGCGTTCCGTCTGCAGCATGTCGTTCATCACGCTCAATTGCGATATAGTCCCTTCCAGTCCTTGATGCAGCTACAGCCGTTGTACAACTACCTGCGCAGTTATCTAATACTGTTTCTCCGGGGTTGGTGTATGTTCTTATTAGGTATTCACACAGCTCCACTGGCTTCTGATTAGGGTGTATTCGCTCTGGATCATCGTTGTTAACTACTGGATAATAAAGCACGCTGCGTGGGTAACGTTCCGTTGAACCGGATTCACTGGTCCATGGAACACCATCCCCATACACTGATGATTTATGGTTGTTAGTTGCTGCATTCATCGGCTTGTGTCCCTGACTCATTTGAGCATTGTAGGTCGGAGGTCGTTTATAGAAGACCAGGATGTTTTCGTGAGCCTGCAGCGGCATCATTCCTTTATTCAGGTGACCAGTCGCCTTATTCTTCTCCCAGATCCATTCGTATCGGAATAGTTTCATGTTGCTGGTTGCCAGCGCCTTATCGAAGGGCGCTTTGGCAAATAGAACGATCGCGCCATTATCTTTAATAATTCGCTCATATTCCTTCCAAAGTCGATCAAACGGAAGAACCGAATCCCACGGGCTTTGGGTGGTGCCATAGGGTAGATCGCAGAGGATCATGTCCACGCTGCCGGAAATTATGTCTGGGAAGACGTCGAAGCAATCCGCATTAATGATCTGGTTAAGAATCCTCTTCTCCCCCTTATACCTCTACCAAATTGATGTACTAATAATTGCCGGAAACTTCTCCGTCCGATTGACAATCTCAATAATGGATGTTTTCTGAGTGCCGCCCTCTTCAAGGGTAATGAATTTACGCCGGAGTTCTTCCAAATCAGTGATCTCCGTTACATTTGGTTCCTCAAATTCATCCAAGCCAAATTCCTCAATCAAACACTTCAAAGCCTCTTCCGCGTTGTTAGCAGACACACGAAATCTTTCTGCTCCATCATCAATTTTCCACACTGGAATTGCAGGCATAATGGATAACTGGACTTTCCCGGACGGCGACACTACATATCCGCCACATTCGCACTTAACAGATTTGTCCGAAGCCAGGAAATCATACGGTGTATTCGTTGCCTCGTGTGCTTTACCGCATGTCCAGCAATAGTGGACGACCTTCATATTTTTCATATCCATCGTTTATCGTCTCCTTTGATTGGGGTCTCAGCCCCCTAAATTAGCTGTTACGCGCCCTTCGGCAATATACCTTTCAGCAGTAACCGCTGGTCAGTTTGACCGTTCCTTGCGTCCTGTAGAATACGCTGGGCTATCCTGGCAACCTTTGAATCAAATTCAAACTTCATATCTACGTACTGTCGAGCATTCGGATTATCTGGATCAGTACTTTGACATCCCTCACGGTTTAATTGGTGCTGAAAGACTTCAGACACACACCACTTCAATCCGCCCCATCCGATCCATTCGTCTGAGCAGTAGGATACTTCTTCGATATCACCTAGATATGCCTTGTTATCCCAGCAGAATTCATCCATCTGCACCCGCCATGGTTTGTATGAGTCTCCGAACATCATGGTCAGATCATTTGCAAATTTAATTTGAACTATCATTGTCTCAGCCCCCTTATAAGTTCAGTACAGCCAGTAATGCAGCCTTGCAGCGCTGTTCAGGCTTTGCGTGGAGCATTCTCCAGTCATCCATTGCTAGGACTCTTGTGCCGTCCCTTGGCGTTCCTACAACGTCACATAGCGCTCTTACATACCACCCATGATCATTACGCTTTGCTATGAATTCTTCTACTTCCCATGCTGCGGATATATCAGCCGATGGATTAAAATAGTGTGGCCGCCAATCCATTATTTTTCCATCAACTTCATACACCCACGTAAATGATTCGCCTACTGGTTCCTTTTTCATTTTGAAAATATGTTGCATTACAAGATCGTTTAACTTTTTCCCTGACTTCATGCCTTGTATCTCTTCCCTTGTGAGTGTCATTGGGCCTCCTGCTCTTGAGTAAACTCCCGATAGAGATTCTCAAGGTATGTTTTTGCAGCCCTTAACTCTGCCTCTATGCCATCTGTATACTCGTTATGGCGGTGGTTAAGCTGCTGGTCTGTCTTATCCTTTACTTGTGTCATGACTTACCCACCCCGATCCAGTCCGTTACAGCCCTGTACACCTCGTCAGGCAAGTTATTTCCCATTTGAGCGCTGACCATTTGTACACGAGTGCAATTCAATTTGGCTGCCAATTCAGAAAAATTCAGCCGCTCTATCTGTCTCTTTCGATACAAAGCTTCTTTCTGTTCTACGGTCAATTTCATGCCTTGTCGCTCCCTTCCTCAAAAACTAGGTTGCAAGGTCCACAAAGCCATATTCCTATCTGACTAGGATGTTCGGCCAGATTCTTATTCCCGCATTTAGGACATTTGAGTTCCTCTACTTTCGGTAGTCTCCCGCAGTTGATGCAAACACTTGTGTTAATCACATGATCATTATTGATGGTCTGCACGTTGGGGTTGGAGCAACAGGTAAACCCTTTGTTTTCTAAAGCCAATATGTTCGAACTAAGAAGCATTATCCGATTGAGTGCTGTGTCTGCTCTTTCCAGACTGCCACTATTCCCTGCGGCAGATTCTTTGTGGATTTCTGATACTTCGTATATGATGGATTGTTCTCTTTCCAGTTGTTGGGCTATGGTCTGCTGTGCCTCTATTAGCTTCTTTCGCAATTCTTTATTCGTTTCGTGCAATGTATCGTTGAGTTTTTGCTCAGTTTCAGCATCTTGGTTTGCCTCATACAGCCTGACTGGTTATGCCTCCCTATGAATTCCGCTCGAATAATCATTCGCCAAATCATCAACTTTTGCATTTATCTTGGATGCCCTTGTCTTAGTTACCTGATTCATGCCTTTTCGAGTAAGCACAATGGTTCTTGGTTGGTGTCTTCTCCAACTCAGAAGGTCTTTGTTCTCCAAGCGCTCAATAAAAGCATGGGTTGTTGATATCGACTGGTGCCCCATTGCCACTGCAATATCACGTAAACTTGGCGGATATTGATATTCAAAAGAGTATTTATCTATAAAGTCTAGGATTGCTTGCTGCTTTTTGGAAATAGCTTTCACTTTTAGCCCTCCTCAATAAATAACTTTTGTTGGTTGTTATATGAATTAATAGATCTTTAGGATAGCTTCCCCGCGGAGTTTCTCTTGAGTTTATACTGTACCTTTCCCCACTTAGGACGACAGCGCCGGAGAATCTCTTGCTGGGCTTCCTGCTTGTCCAATGGATGCGCTCTAGTCTCTTGGAGAACAGTGTATAGTTCTTGTCTTGTAGCTACTTTCCAGTTCATGAGATTTCCCCTTTCGCAGCTGCTCGATTGATAACTGCTCCGCCTCCCATCGGCAAGCTGGGCAACAGTATTTATCTTGCTTAATCTCTCTCATATCCTGACCACATTCCAAGCAAACAAGGATCATAGCAGCTCCCGCTCCACATCGACCAGCTCAGCTCGTGTTAATCTACCTATATCAATTTGATCTGATGATCTTACATAGAGCGGAGCGTAACTATGTGGTGGGATAGCATTACGGACATGTAAATAAGCTATTGGCTGTTCTCCCAGTTCAACGTGAGCTCCTAGCTCTGCACAACGGTAACGGGGTAGCAATATCCATCCTTTAGGACGTTCTGGCCTCCAGCCTGATCCACCAGTGACATATACCGGCTTCCCGCAAGCTACAACCTCGGAGCGGGTCAACCAGCTGTTATGATCTGTCAAGGGACATCAACTCCCGTTTAAGGATCGGCCACAGCGGAGTTAGGTGACGAATACGGATATATCTACAACGTTCATATTCCTTGATCTTGCCTTTGTAATAATCAATTTGTTCCTGAAAGATGATACCTCGACAGTGGCGGCAAACTGGAACAGTAGCCCATATTGTTGTTGCATCCAGTTTGCAGGAAGGTACTGAGCACATTGTCCTCAATGGTTCAACCCCTCCCCTCTATCCCGTTTTTCTTGTCGCTCTTTCTCTTCTGCTTCCTTTTTAGCCTTAAGCTTTGCCATCATCTTTTCTTGTAAGGCAATCTCTTCCGGCGTTGGTGGAGTGAGATCATTTTTAGTGATCTCAATTTGCTGTTTTCCGCTTTGACCGCCATTACGTCCGGATCGATAACCGCCACCGGAAGCAGGCTGACTCTCCTTGGTCCAAGGTTCATCAATACCATCTGCCCTCCAGTTCTTTAATGTGCCTCCGACATAATTCAAACTTCGCTTTCCAGCAAGAACAGCCTTTTTCATAGCTTCACAAAGCCAGCGCTCACTATATTCCTTTATAAAATCGTTGAGCCGATCCTTTATCACATCACTGATTGTTCCGAATCCCTCTGTTTCAAACATCCTATAAGCATCAGGAACTGATGGAAGAGGACCACTACCAAAAAGTATTTCATCTTCTCCAGAATCGAGCGAAGCTTCGATGATGGGTTCTGTTCCGTTCTGTTCTTGTTCTGTTCTAGATCTGTTCAGTTCAGTTCTGTTCAGTTCAGTTCTGTTAGAAAGTAACAGCGGATAACGGCATTTAACGTTAAATAACATTTTGCAATCAACGTTAAGCAAATCGTCATAGATGAGCACATTTATCTGTTCTTCCTCACACTTCTTGAGATCAAAATTAGAAGACAACCCGTTTCCAATCAACAGACACGCAGCTGGTGGACCGCCCAGCATATCGCGGTATTTAACAATTTGATCTATGGAAGCATTGGACAACCTCTGTCGTTTAACTTCAAACAAATATCGACGCGCGCTTTCCCCAGTCGCAAGAATATCAATGTATGAATTCTCTACTCTTAATTGATTTTCAACCGAAATAATGACGTCCTCATTGAAGAATGATCCTGAGTACAGCATCTGGATGATAATTTCCTCGATATCCTTTTCACTTGCTGATAAATAACCGTCATTTGACGTTATTTGACTGTCAGGGGCACTGTATTTTGCTTTCTTTCCTTTCAAGCCCTGTTGATGCTTCTCGTTATCAATGATCTGGATAAGCTTATCTCCGCCCGCTTCATACCAGAGAATCAATTTTTGTTCTTCTAATCTTTCGAGAGATTGCTTAACTTGTAGCAGCGATCTGTCAAGCATCGGGACTACAAGGGCCTTTATTTTTGCTGGTGATCCCGGCAGACGACCGTAGTCGTCCGCATGAGGGATCATCCATGTAAACAGCAACATATCAAATATCTCAGGAAGCATATTCACTTTTTCCGAGACAGAAATAACTTTACTGAGCATACGCTTCTCAGCCATTCGTATCACATCCCTCTTCTGCCTTTTCATAGAGTAATAGGCGAAAATCAATAGCCCATTGTTTGCCTTCGGCAGTGTAATCGATGTAATGATGGCATGTACCACTGTTGACGCTAGGACCACAGAGCATAGCCACATCTTTAACGGTTGTTTCACCTTCGATATTCCAACGCCGAACCAGATGGGCACACTATAGTTCTCTTACAAGCCCGCAGCGTTCGCAACGGCCACCGGATCTCTCCAGCGCCGCGGTATAAACGTCCTTATTGATTGCTCCCCGTTGCTTGGCAGTGGGCCTATTGCGCTTGTGCTTTGGCTTTGGTACAGGATGAAAGCCAAAACTAACCACGACGAGCACCGCTAAACATGTAATGAGTAAGACAAGCATAATTACAGCAAAGTGCACGTCCATGACGTACTACGGTTTGGCCCGAGAGAATAAATCGCCCACAGCTCGGATCAGCACAGCTTCCTATGATTACAAATTGCTCTTTGTCATCTGTTTTCAATTGCTTTTTCCTCCAATCACTGATAAACTGACCGTAATGTATTTTTTTAAAGCTACAGTCCACGGCTCCTACCCCGTTGGGCTGTTTTTCGTTTGTCCGCAAATTACCCGCATAACACTTCTTTTTCCGCTGGACTACTCCAAGCGGAAAGCAATTCGTCGCGATTCTGACGGAACATCTTAATAGCGTGCTCCTCATTAGCTTCATCACCCCGCATTCTTGCATCTTTGCTGGCTTCAAGCCAATAGCGCATTTGATAACGAAAATCCTTAATTTCTTCCATGATCATCCTCCTACTCCTCTCGGCGGATTGGGACCCACGCTGCCACATAGTTCATGACATCTTGCAAATCATGCTTGAGTACATCTTTGTAGCTGCTCACATTCCAACGATCTTTAATTTCCTTGTGGAGCTGACGGAACCATTCTCCGCGAGCTTCTTTAATTTGCTCAAGTCCGCACACTCTTTGATTGATTGATTTCTGCAAGCGGCGTTGTTGCCCACTGTCTAGGGTGATCTGAGTATCTAGCTTAAGTTCTACATCATCCAGACGTTCTGTGATTAATTCTTGTCCTGCCAAAAGGTTATGAGTGGCAGCCATCAAAGCTTGTAGAGTTTCGCGCCGGCTACCTTGTCCCCTGAAATAGCTATTCACTAACTGACGTTGCACCTTCCAAGCGAGTTCATCAGTGAAAGATTTGACCAACATCAGGTATCCTGATTCAGTGAGTAGCACAACTCCGTTAGGTGCGACTATTCCAAATTCACTTCGGGCTTCGTCCGAATTTCGGACGAAGTAATCTTCGCCAACGATAAAATGATTTCGATTATCGTTAAATCTCTTACGCGCAGTTCCTTCTGGTCTTCGATGCAATTCATCAACATCCTTAAGAGTCACGACGCGCTTTTCGTTACACTCTTTAACTGATAACTTTTTCTCATTCCCTTGCACTTGCACCAATACAACTTGTCCCATTATTTCAGCCCCTCCAGTGATGTGATATAAACCCCTTCTTGGTTCGCCAAGTCTGTCCACTATTACAAACTCCCTTTACTCCTAGCCGTTCTCCTATCTTTCGCATTTACAGAGTTGCTGGGATATCCTATATTCAATCGCTGAGCTGGTACGTGACCCTCTACGTTTTTGTTTGCTGCTATAGGATCGTAACCAATACTTTGCGGCTTACCGTATATCCCAAACAACTCCTTGCGTTCCATACCATGAGCACTTCGGCAATGTAGATTGGTAATTACGTCACCTGTATGACCGCAAATAGGATAAGGGCATCTGACTGTGCTGCTGATAATAACCGCCATGCGATTAACCCTCCCTTCTCTCGTCCAGAGACGTGATATAACGAACTTCCATGTCATTGATAAATGATTGCATTTCCTCTTTTTTGGCATAGTGTCTACGGTACATGGCTACGATCTGTGATAATAGATCTGATCCAGCTCCAGCATCTAAGCAAGATTGCATTGTGACTTGTATGTTGTACACATCATTGCTTTGTTGGATATATGCTGCCGAAAACGGTGCTTTATCCATCCTCCCGCTCCCTTCTGGGTATAAAACCCTATGATGTGGTTATGATTGTTAGTGGAGAGTCGTTAAATATTCTTTCATGCCCTCACCTCCATTTTTTTCAACCACTCTAAATAATCACTTTTGCGAATCTTACGATTTCTCCCTAACTTTAAACTTGGCAAATCACCGCTTTTGCAGTGAAGATACACAGTATTTGGATGCCATCCAACAATTTCAGCAACTTGCTTCACAGTCATGATTTCTAACATATCACTCAATGAATACACCTCCTTCTCTTACACCGCCTATAGTTAAGCGGTGTATTTTTCGACTGTTTTAAATAGATATTCAATAGTCAAACTAGGAAAGAAAGCTTTCTGTATTTTGAAAATTTCTGCTCTAGTAAACTCTCCTTTCCCAGTCATTTTTCTGCTGAATGTTTTATTAGTGCATCCTAAATGTCGTGAAATAATAACTCCATCGATGCCTATTCTTGCCATTTCAGCTCGAAGATTAGGGAACATGTTACACCTCCAATCTACCATGCGTGGTGTTATTGATTCGATATTATACCACGTGTGGTAGTATGTCAACCGAAAACAACTATTTTATTTTGTTGCGTGGTAGATTTATGCTTTACAAATCCGTTTTTTTACTAGATAATAGTGATAAATTACTACGGAGGGTAGATTATAAATGAAACTTACTGATAAGCTGGATTTGTTGATGGAGCAAAATAATTTAACGAGGATGGGTTTATCTAAGGGTTCAGGTGTTCCGTATATGACCATCGTTAATTTCTATGAAAAGGGAACCGAAAATGTAAAATTATCAACTTTGAGAAAACTTGCTGATTATTTCCACGTTACTTTAGATTACTTAGTTGACGACACAATTGAAGAAAGCTCCTTAAGTAACAACAACGGAGAAATTATCAATTTACCTATATACGGGAGAATTTGTTGTGGAAATGGAGAAATAGCATATGAGGAGATCGAAGGATATGAACCGACTCCAAAAGAATGGCTAAATGGCGGTGAATATTTTTATCTTCGGGCTAAGGGTGACAGTATGACTGGAGCGAGGATATATGAAGGGGATCTTCTTTTGATACGAGCTCAGCCAGATGTCGAGAATGGAGAAATAGCTGCGGTTCTAATTGGTGATGAAGCGGTATTGAAAAGAGTTTATAAAAACGGGGAGCAACTTGTATTACAGGCTGAGAATAATAACTTCCCTCCTGTTTTCGTTCCTCCAAGCGAGGCAAGAATATTAGGTAAACTAAAAATGAACGTGATTAAATTTTAGGAGGGATAGGCGATGATAGGTTCGTTTCGGAGACGCGGATGCACCTGCAAAAAGAAAAAATGTACATGCGGTTCTAAATGGCACTATCGATATAGCATTACCGATCCTCAAACTGGTAAAAGAAAACAAAAAGAGACTAGGGGTTTTTTAACAAAACCAGAAGCTGAAGCCGAGGCAAAAAAAATAATCGCTGAATTATCGCGTGGTACATACATTGAGGAAAAAAACATTACATTTGAAAATTTCGCTACACAATGGATTGACTTATATAAGTCAACAGGAAGAGTAAAAGAATCTACAGTTTTTTTAAGAAAAGCGCAAATGAAAAAACTTGTAGCCGCTTTCGGAGCTATGAAAATTAAAGATATAAGCAAATTAAATTATCAACAATTCCTCAATGATATGTTCGCGGATGGTTACTCTAGAAAAACTATATCAAGTGCACATGAGGTTGGACGATTGATATTTGAGAAGGCCGTAGAACTTGAAAAGATCAAAAACAATCCAACGCATTATGCAGTCGTTCCTACACTACAGAAAACAGTTGAGGATCTCGAACAAAATGAAATACCAAGATATCTAGAAAAACATGAGTTATCACATTTCTTGTTAGTCGCAAAGGAGCACGGAGAACCATTAGACTATCCTATATTTCTTTTACTTGCGTATTCTGGCATGCGATCCGGTGAAGCGCTCGCCTTAAAATGGACAGACATAGACGAAATCAATAACTGTATCAGTATTACTAAGACACTCTTTAGAGAAATAAATAATTATCAGAAATATTCTATTCAAACTCCAAAAACCAAAAGTTCCAGAAGAATTATAGATGTCGACCCTCTAATAATAAGAGTTTTGGAAAGTCATAAGAAACGACAAAATAACTTTAAGATGGAGAATAGAAAAATATATCACGACCAAGGTTTTGTTTTCACCTCAGAAAATTTCCCTGGATTCCCAATCACCGCACCGCGCTTGATTAAAAGAATGAAGTCTTTGCTTGATACAGCCGGTCTACCCCCTCTAACCCCCCATTCACTACGACACACACACACTTCACTATTAGCAGAAGCGGGGGTTTCTTTAGAAACAATAATGGATAGGCTCGGGCATAAAAGCGATACAACAACTAAGGGGATTTACCTCCACGTAACAAAGGAATTAAAAAAGGAAGCTTCTCAAAAATTTGCAAAGCTAATGGGCGATTTGTAGGTATGTGGGCAAAATGTGGGAAGAAAACAAAGAAGTTGTAAATCCTCCCTTACTACACAAGGTATTATTGACATCAAGAAAAAAGGTGCTTCCTTATTTTCCAAATATATATATTAGCTGTTAAGTACATTATAGAAGTTGTGTCCTAACGCAATCTGTGAGCAATTTATCTTTAGAATAAGAAATTCAAGTTTTACATAAAAGCGAAAGCACATCTCTAAAGACCTACATCAATCCCCTTCTTTAACTACGACCGAGTCCCTAATCTGCTCAAAAGTCAACGGTTTATAGTTCCAATGCTCTACACAAATGTTAAAATGATTGTTTCCCTCATATTTTTGCCCATGAATATGGCCGTGCACATTTACGTAAGGCATATGTTTATTCATGTACATAGGCTCATGTGAGAGGAAAAAGAAATCCTTATAAATCAAAGGATATTCACTAACCTCATCAAAACCTGCCTCAAGCCACCAACTTCGGCTGCGGCCGCGATCATGATTGCCAAGGATCAGGATTTTGTATCCATGCAGTCTGGCCACAATCGCACGAGTTGCCTCCTTATTCAGAAAAGAAAAGTCTCCCAAATGAAATACTTTGTCGTCCGGATTCACTACCGAATTCCAACTTTCAATCATAACTTCATTCATTTGCTCTACATCGTTGAAGGGTCTGGATTCAAAATCAATGATCAACTTATGCCCAAAATGATGATCTGATGTGAAAAAAACCTTAGCCAT